CGGTGTATTTGCAGGCGCTTGAGGGCTGGCGTGTAGCGGTGGAACTTGATGAATGCAACCGATTCAAGCGCGAGGCAGCGCAGGCAAGAATTGCCGCGTGGCAAACAATGTCCAGCAACGAAAGGGCACTCGGAAATGTACGGTAACAGCCGCACCCCAATCCCGCACCCAAAAGACAACCCGCCCGAGGATTACTCGGAAACTTGGCTAACCGCTCAACGGGCGCACAAGGACTATTTTGAGGCGGCGTTGAAGGGCGACTGGCACGCAGCAATGAGACACGCGGAGCTGCTGGAAGCAATGTCCTGGAGGCTGTCCGATTGGGCCGAGGAACAGATATTGGCGAAGGTGCCGTGAGATACGGTGCTCGAGTCGACGACAACCAGGCCGAGATTGTGGCCGCACTTCGCAAAGCCGGTTGTGTAGTCCAGCCACTCCACATGGTCGGCGGCGGCTGTCCCGATATTGCAGTCGGACGCGCAGGACGGCATTGGCTGATGGAGATCAAAGACGGATCCAAGCCGCCAAGCGCACGCAAACTGACTAAAGACGAGCAGGACTGGCACGACCTGTGGGCAAATCAAGTGCGATCAGGCGCGGTGCGGGTGGTTGAGTCCGTAGACGATGCGTTAAGGGCTGTGGGGGCCATTGAATGAAACGACGTGATTTGCAATGCCGAAGGCAATGGGAACGCAAACGATTTCCCCCGGCTAGAACTTGGTTAGAAACGTGGGTGCGCGTAAGGGAAAAATATTGGCATTTGGTTGCGGAAAACATTGAGCTGAACAATTCACTCCTTAGGGCATTAACGGAGCGCAACCAATGACCGACATGAGCGAAATAATCCCGCTTGTAGAACATGCCGCCATTGATGAACGCCTGGAAGCTTGGGGCCAGTGGTCACAACGCCGCAGGGGCGGATGGAACAGCGCCTGTGGATCGGCTGAAGGGCAGTACCGGGCACCGTGGCGGCAATGGCACTACCCAACAACACAGGAGATGATGCCCCATCCGCCTAACCGGGAAATGCTGGACGTTGACCGAGCGGTGCTGTGTTTACCAGAGGGCTACCGGGAACTCATCAAGTGTCACTATTTTTACCGGCTGGCCCCTAGAAAGACCATGAGGCGTCTGGCTATCCACGTCACCGCATGGACAGATCAAATTTACCGGGCAAGGCAGATGGTGATCAACAATTTGCGTGCAAACGCTTGCAAAACACAAGCGGTTGTGGCAGAGTCCGTCTCATAGCGCTGTACAAGCGTCTCGCTTCCCTGATGGGAGGCGGGCGTGCCAGCAAAAACAAGCCCTGCCCTCTAACGACGGTGGGGCTTTTTCATTGGGGTAAAGAATGATCACAAGCGGCAGCTTTACCCCGTACTACGCAAATGTCATTTATTTCGTTAGGAACCGCTTCGACCGTGCGTGTTGTTCTTGGCGAGGGTCCGTAATTAAATCAACTGTTTGAATTAAATCAATGGCTGGCGCTCCGGTAGGAAATAAAAACGCAGCAAAAGCAAAGGTATGGAGTGCTGCGGTAAAAAGGGCGTTGGACAAACGTACCAAGGCCAAGGGCATAAACGCCCTAGACGCGCTTGCTGAAAAATTGTTGTCCCTGTGCGATGACAAAGATTTAGGCGCTCTGAAAGAGCTAGGCGACCGCTTAGAAGGCAAAGTGGCGCAGTCCATTACCGGACCTGATGACGGCCCAATAGAAATCGTGGCTCGGTGGCTGTCCGCGAAGTCGTAATTCCCTACGCTCCACGGGTTCAGTTCATACCGTTTCACGAGCGCACAGAGCGCTTTAGCGTAATCGTTGCCCACAGGCGGGCAGGAAAGACCGTAGCAACCCTCAACGACCTGATACGCCGGGCGATAGAGGGTGGCAAACCGGATGGCCGGTACGCTTATGTAGCGCCGTACTACTCCCAGGCCAAGGACGTGGCGTGGTCGTATCTCAAACGATACGCACAGCCTCTGTTGTCTGGTGAGCCGCTGGAGTCTGAGTTGTCCGTGACGCTAGTCAACGGGGCAAAGATCAGGCTGTACGGTGGGGACAATCCCGATCGTCTCCGGGGTATTTACCTCGATGGCGTAGTGCTGGACGAGGTGGGTGACATGCGGCCTAGTCTGTGGCCCGAGATTGTCAGACCGCTCCTGACTGACCGCAGAGGTTGGGCAACGTTCATTGGTACACCTCGAGGACGAAACGCTTTCTGTGAACTGTGGGAAGGCGCGCAGGAGTGGGGCTGGTTCTCGTTGATGCTCAGAGCGTCCGAAACCAGCATTATTGCCCCTGACGAGCTGGTAGATGCCAAGCGGATGATGGCGCGAGAGCAATACGAGCAAGAGTTTGAATGCTCGTTTGCAGCATCAAACCTTGGAGCGATTCTCGGGCCGTATGTTGAAGATGCCGAGCGGGAAGGGCGAATAGCCGACGTATATCCGCAGCCTCGTTCAGTCGAGCTGTCGCTGGACATTGGCTACCGGGATACGACGGCCTGTTGGCAATGGGAACCGCACACGGATGGCTTCCTGATTGCTGCGTATGACGAGTCGGTCGGGTTGGATGCGCAGGACTGGATTGATCGGATCAAGGCGTATTCAGCGCGGATTGATCGCATCTGGCTACCGCACGACGCTAGAAACAAAACGTTCCAGACAAAGCACTCGGTTCTGGAGCAGTTCCTAGAAGCGTTTGGCGCGTCAAAAGTCCGGATTGTTCCGATGGTCAGGAAGCAAGACCTGATTAACGCAGCGCGGATTGTGATGCCCCGTTGCCGGTTTATGAAGACCGCTTGTAAGTCCGGTTTGTTAGGACTCAAGGAATGGTCGTTTGACTACGACGAGGACAAAAAGGTATTTAGCAAAGAGCCTAGACACGATTGGGCTTCTCATCCTGGTGACGCTTTTGCCTACGGTGCGCTGGTGATGAATGAGCGCGTGGTAGCGCCAATAAAACCAAAGCACGTGATTGATACACGACCCCCAACACTTAATGAACTGTGGGACGAATACACCCCGCGACGACAAAGGATTTGACGTATGGCTGTTGAAGAATGGCTGACGCGAATCGCGGGCTACGACAAAGAGTTCGCCAAGTGGGAGAAGCGCGGCAGGGAGATTCTCGACCGCTATATAGACAAGCGGGAACTAAAGACCGACGGCGCTCGGTTCAACATTTTGTGGTCAAACGTCCAGACGTTGACCGGAGCGGTTTACTCACGGGTGCCAAAACCCGAGGTAACGCGCAGATTCAATGACAAGGACGAGGTGGCTAGGGTCGCTGGCCTGATCCTTGAGCGCTGCCTAGAGTTTGAGACGGAGCAATATTCAGACTTCCGCGAGTCGCTCCGTTACGCGGTGCAGGACCGTTTCCTGCCCGGTCGAGGCGTGGTGTGGGTCAGGTACGAGCCTGAGATCGTCACCGATCCTGCTGAGCCTGAGAACGACGACGGCGCGCAAATCAGCAGCAGCCAGGACGAACCGGACGAGGGTTCGGAGCGGATAGATTGGGAAACCTCGCCAGTCGATTACGTTCATTGGACGGATTTCGGCCATGTAATCGCCAAGACTTGGGACGAAGTGCCTGCGGCTTGGCGTCGTGTGTACATGACCAAGGATGCGGTCAAGAAACGCTTTCCGGGCTTTGAATCGCGTCTTCAATACACAGCGAAGTCCGACTACAACTACACCGACGACGAAGGCAGGCCGGACAAAGCCTGCATCTATGAAATTTGGGACAAAGACAGCGGCAGGGTTCTGTGGCTGTCGAAGGGCGTTGATGAATACCTGGACGAACGAGCCGACCCTCTCGGGTTGCATTCCTTCTTTCCATGTCCCCGCCCGCTGTTCGCAACCCTCACCACGGATAGCTTGGTGCCGGTGCCGGACTTCGCGGTGTATCAGGATCAGGCGCGCGAGCTTGACACCATTTGCACAAGGATTGACGGGTTAGTCGATTCGCTGAAAGTCATTGGCGTCTACGACGCTACGCAGAAACAGCTTCAACGTTTGTTTAAGGAAGCGGGAAATACGCAGATGGTGCCCGTAGATACATGGGCCATGTTTGCGGAAAAAGGCGGCTTGCGTGGAACGATTGAGTGGGTGCCGCTGGATCAGATCGTAGTGGCTTTGGGCCAGCTGTACGAAGCCCGCCAGCAGGTTCAGTCGCAGATATACGAGATCACTGGTTTGTCGGACATCATCCGTGGGGCGTCACAAGCCTCTGAGACGGCTACGGCACAACAGATCAAGTCTCAATATGCATCGCTTCGATTGAAGACGATGCAGGACGCTGTAGCCGTCTTTGCGACCGAAGTGCTGCGGATCAAAGCGCAGGTTATCTGCCTGCACTACCAGCCCGAAACCATCCTGCAAATGAGCGCAGCGGAGCAGATGGGCGAAAACCCCGAGTTGATCGGGGCGGCAATGGCGATGCTCAAGCAAGACCCGCTGATGACGTTTCGAATTGAGATCGCAGCCGATTCGCTGGTGATGATCGACGAGAAGGAACAGCAGGAGCAGCGAGTCCAGTTCCTGACCGCTGCCGGTGGGTTCCTTGAGAAAGCAATGCAAGCAGTGCAGGTGTCTCCAGGCATGGCTCCGCTGTTGGGTGAAATGCTGTTGTTTGGGGTCCGTGGGTTCAAGGTTGGGCGACAGATTGAGGGAAAATTTGATGCCTACATCCAACAACTGACCAGCGAACCCGCTCAACCAAAGCCCGATCCCGAAGCGCAGAAGATGCAGGCTCAGCAACAAGCCGAGCAAGCACGGATGCAGGCCGAAGCGCAGAAGATGCAAATGGAAATGCAGATCAAGGCGCAAGAGTTCCAGGGTAATCAGCAGACTGAAGCTCAACGCTTGCAGCTTGAGCAGACGAAGATGCAGATGGAGCAGGAGCGAGCAGCGGCAAAGCTTCAGATGGAGTCGGAAAGGGAAGCGGCACGCATTGAGTTTGATCAGTTCAAGGCCGAGCTGGAAGCTACGTTGCGGCGCGAGGAAATCGCAGCCAAGGAACGCGCGGAGCAGATGAAGGCTGATATAGAGCTGGTGATTGCAAGGGATCGCCTGGTCGCCGAAAGCAATCGGTTTGATGGTCAGACAGTTGAGCGGACGCAGATTGCAGGGCCAGAGACTGACACCAAGCCCGCGCCAACGGTCAACCTGTTTGCTGGCGGCGGCGACGATGGCATGGCGCTGAGTGCCGTGACGCAGGCGATGAATCAGATTCAGTCTGCGATGACGCAGTTTGCTCAAGCGGCCACGGCCGACAAGGTGCCCGAGCGCGATGAAAACGGCCAGATTGTCCGAGTAAGGACGGTGCAGTAATGCCCCTGCTAGTCACTCACACCACCGCAGCAGACGGCACGTTTTCGACGACCGGTGCAGCGGCATGGAATGCGACCCACACGATAGCCGGTACTGTTGATCTCGCTACTGAGACGACCGGCACGATTAACCTGCTGACTCAGACCAGCGGCGCGGTAGCTACGCGGCTCATGTACGGCGGCGGAAGTGGGCAGGTAGCGCAGTCAAGCAATTTGGCGTTTAACTCTACGTCTAATCAACTTGCTGTCGGCGGCAGCGTTAGTGTCGCGTCTGCATTAATCATTTCAGCCGGTTCAATTTCCAAAATTGCTTCGGGCGGTTTTTCAATATTAGGCAATACGCCTACGGGTACTGGTAGTGGTGGCGCATTTTCGCTGATTGGCGGTAATGCAAATATTTCGGGCGATGGCGGCAGCTTTTACATGCAAGCAGGCAGTGCGGCAGGAGCTACGGGTTCTGGCTGGTCTGGCGGTAATTTTGACATGAACGGAGGGGCAGCGTCATCCTCAGCGACAGATGGTGTTGGCGGATACGTTAGTTTTGCGGCCGGTGGAGGGTTTGGGGCAAACAGCGTTGGTGGCAGCGCCGCTTTGTACGGTGGCGCTGTAACCAGTTCGACCGCACCCGGCGGCACGGCTGGCGCAGCGTCAATTAACGGAGGCGCATGTTACGGAACAACTGGCACACCGGGAGATATACAGCTTCTGGTTGGGGCTTTTGCCGCTTCGGGAAATCCAGTCGGAAACATTGTGATTGGCAGCATTTTTGGCACGGATGATGTCGCAGTTGCTCCAAACGTTTTGCTTACCCACACAAAAGACTTGCCAGTCATTGTCGACGGCGTTCAGCGTTACATCCGCCTTTACAGCTAAGGTCAGACATGCCCACATTCACGGTTAGCCTTACCGACGATCAAGCCGCAGCACTTGCGCAGTTCAACCTAATGCAAGAAAACGCGGCCCGCCGCAGCCCGCAGAACCGCGAGCGTAATCTGCCGCAGTTAACGCTGGCCGACTACATCACCGCGTTGATCACCGGCCCTGCAAACGAGTCGCTCAAGCAACTCACTGCCGAAAAAGCGCACGGCATTGCGCAGCAGGTCATATCAGCAGTCAACGCGCTTTCGATCAGCGAACTTGACGCGCTGTCTGAGCAAATTGCGAAAACGCCGGAAGCTGTGCAGAAAGCGGCCGATCTGTTTGTCGGGCGACTGCGCGACACGCTTACTGAGACACCAGCTAACGAGCCGTGAACTTTTTTGGCGGCACGTTTTTCGCCGGAGGATTTTTTGGCGTTAACGCACCGCAAGTTGGTTTTGATGATGGCGGTCCAAAACATCGAAAGAAACAGCGCGAACGCGAACAACAGCGGCTGGAAGCGTTCAAACAAGCCAATGAAAAACGCAGAGCGGTTCTGGTTCAGGCGACACAACATGCCATCCAGGCAATTAACGGCGCTGGTGAAGCACTCAAAGTGCAGCGTGGCATTCAAACGGATGTCAGGGGTTTTGACGATGACGAAGTGTTGTTCCTGATTTATGGCTAGGGTTCGCTACATCCAGATCAACGGCAAACTGGTAGAGGTTGGCAAGGTTGTGCGAAGCGCGGACCCGGTCGCGCCCTACGTCATGCCGGACATCCAGCCGTATCAATCTCAGATCACGGGCGAAATGATTCAAAGCAGATCGAGGCATCGTGAGCATTTGAGGCAGCACAATTGCATTGAAGTCGGCAACGAAAAGATGAGCAACGCACCCCCGCGAGAGGCATTGCCTCCTGCGGAAACACTCAGGCGCGAGATTGCGCGCCGTTTTGGAGACTAGAACATGGCACGGGCACAGAATTTGATGGGCGTTGGCTTCTCGGCGGTTCAGGCCGTCGGCATGGGCGGCGTGACGCAAACCACAGTGGCCGGGACGGGTACGGCGCAAAGCGGCGCGGCCTCGATGGGAACGGCCGATGTGGTGCTGGGCACCACGGCTTCAAGCCAAACCGCGTTCCTGTGTCCGGACATGAACGTTGGCGAGTCGATCCTGTTTGTGAATACGTCCTCGACCACTGCGCTGCTGTTCCCGGTGTCGGGCGCGCAGATCAACGGCGCGGGTTCAAACGCCTCAATCAACATCGCGCAGAACAAGCCGACGCTGATCTTTCGCACCAGTGCAACGGCTTTCTACGCCCTGATCGGCGCGTAACAAACCTTTTCAATCAGCCCAGGCCCTTCGGGGCCTTTTTTTATGTCCGAAGACTTGAGAAATACCCTCGATGCCGCGTTTGACAGCGCTATTGAGAGTGCAGAAACAGAAACGCCTGCAGAGACCGTAGAAACGCCCGTAGAGACATTTGAGCCAACAGAGACACCCGAGGCCAAGGAAGCTCGCGAGCGTGACGAGAAGGGGCGTTTCAAAACCAAGCAAGCGGAAGAAACGGCCCCGGTTGAAGCAGAGCAACAACCAGAGCTTGTGGTTGAGCGGAAACGTCCCGAATCTTGGAAAAAAGAGCATTGGGACAAATACGACAAATTAGACGCAGAGACGCAGGAATACGTTCTTCAGCGCGAAGAAGAATACCGCCGCGGCGTTGGCATGTATCGTCGAAAAGCTGAATTTGCCGACAAACTGGAACGAGAGTTTGTCCCGTACACGGATTTAATGCAGCAGCTCCAGACCACGCCCGAGAACGTCGTGCGCAGCTTGATGCAGACCGCTTCGATTTTGTATACGGGCGACAAGCTCACCAAAGCAGCGTTGATTCAGAAACTCGCGGTTGATCATGGATTGACCAGCGAAGACTTTACCCAAGCGGGCCAGATGGCTCCTGGTGCATTAGATGCCCAACAGCAGGCATTGCACTACAAAGCCGAACTGGAGCGGATAAAGGCTGAACAATCCTCATCACACGAAGCGCAGTTGAACCAGCAGATTGAAGCGTTTGCAGCCACGCATCCGCACTTTGACGACCTCAGAGCGCAGATGGCTGGATTGCTGGACGCCCAAATAGCAACGAATTTGCAGGATGCCTACGACAAGGCAATGAAGTTGAGTGATTTGAATACTGGTGCCCCACAGGTCCAGAGAACCGCAAAAGCGGTTCAAACGGCACGAGCTGCCGCAGTGAGTCCACGAAGCACTACAGCGACGATGACCACACAACCGCCAACGGATAGACGATCAGCGATCATGGATGCTTATGAGCAACATGCGCCGTCGTCTCGTGTGTAATTTCTAGGAGACTGACAAATGGGCTTTCCAGCCAGCCTTAGCACGTCGGTTATCTCGGACATCATTGCTACGTCGATTCAGCAGCGCAGCGGTGTCCTTGCGGATAACGTCACGAACAACAACGCACTTTTGACCACCCTCAAGAAAAAGGGGAACGTTCGCCCGTTCAACGGCGGCGACTCAATCCTTGAGGAGATCATGTTCAACGATTCGACGACCATCAACGCGGCGTCGTATTCTGGATATGAGCCGATCAACACGACGGTCAACAGCCCGATCAGCGCTGCTCAGTTTCAGATCAAGCAGTACGCAGCTGCTGTCTCGATGTCCGGTCTTGAGATGCTCCAGAACGCCGGAAAAGAGAAAATCATCGACCTGCTCGACGGTCGGATGAAGGTTGCTGAAGCCCAACTGATGAACCTGATCACCAACGACCTGTTTCTTGATGGTACGAGTAACGGTGGTCGTGCGATCACGGGTCTGGCGGCGGCGTTGCCGGTTACGACTAACACTGGTACTTACGGCGGTATCGACCGTTCGGTGTGGTCGTTCTGGCGTCCGGTGTCGTTCTCCGGCGTCACCACGGGCGGCGCTGCGGTGTCGTCTTCGAACATTCAGAGTTACATGAACCGTGTCGCGGTTCAGCTTGTTCGCGGCACGGATCGTCCGGACCTGATCATGGCGGACAACAACTATTACCGTCTGTATCTGGAGAGCCTGCAGGCAATCCAGCGCGTGACGGATGACGGTTCGTCCATGCAGGGTTCTGGTTTCGCATCGCTGAAGTACTACGGCGCGGGCTTCTCGTCCGATGTCGTGCTGGTCGGCGGTATCGGTGTCAGTGCGACTGCTAACACGATGTGGTTCGTTAATTCGAACTACCTCTACTTCCGCCCGCACGGCAATCGCAACTTCGTCCCGATTGGTGGTGAGCGTCAGTCGGTCAACCAGGATGCCGTCGTGAAGTTGATCGGCTGGGCTGGCAATTTGACCTCCAGCGGCCCGCAATTCAGCGGCCGTCTGTCGGCCTAACAGGAGAAAAACATGGCTTTTTCTGCACGCACTCCTAACGCGGGTTTCCCGAGCCTCAACGGCTACGACAAGATCAAGTACGCGGAATTTGAAACCCGCGTGCAGGCTTGGGACCCGGTGTATGGCGACGCGACGCTGGTGTATCTTGCCTGCCCGCAATCCGCTCTCCCGACCAGCACTCTGGTCACCAAGGTCGCAACCTCCATCAACAACCTGACCACCAACTCGGCAGTGTTCCAATTGCCGGATGGGCGTCAGACCACGTTCGCCAACGCACCTGTGGCAACCGCAATGCCGACTAGCTCGGGCAGCACGGGTCAGCCGGTGTATGTGACGATTAACTCGTTCACCACCACGCTGTATAGCGATCTGGCAACGGCTCGCTACTTCGGCTGGTTTATGGAAATGGGTCAGTTTCCCGTCCTTAAAACCGCTGTGGCGGTGTCACCTGCTTCGCGCGTCTGGATCAGCGGTACTGCTGGCCGGTTCTATCAGACCAGCTCGACCGGCAAGAACATCGTCGGTATCCGCACTGCCAACACCGCAACGATTGTCACTTCGACTTCGACGGTGCTGTGCAATATCAACGTGCCGATGATTCAAGGCTCGTAATAGGGCGGGGAGGGCTTCGGTCCTCCCCATCTCTGTATGATTGTTGATTACGATCTCAGGACACAGCCCTACTCGGTAGGGGATGTCTTGATGGTGCAGGAGTGGGCGCTCCTACAAAACTGCCCGATAGATTTCAGGTTCGTATTTGATTCCAGTCACTATGTGGCGGGTCAGGAATACATAACCGACCGACGTGCGTACCTTGAAAAGTTGTTGCCGTTGGGCTGGTGCAATCCGAATGTTCGGTCCGTGGAGGTGGTAGACAGGCCCCAAATTGAAACGGGATACCTGTTTTACCGATTGATGATGGAATTTGCCTCACAGAAAGCTTTACCTGCGCTTAGGTGGGGCGATGTGAGGGACGGTGACTACATATCCGTCCAGATCAGGCAAAACACGTACAACCCCGCACGAGACAGCGAGATAGCCGCATGGGCGCAGTTCCTGGCGGAAACCGATGACGCCTTCGTGGTTATCGGTGAAGTAGACCTGCTGCCGGACTTGCCAAACGTGGAGAAACGGCGCGGACCGGTCGATCAAGATTTGCAAGCCATCATCGGAGCTCGAGCGCACATGGGTGCAACCTCCGGCCCCTGCACGGTGGCGTGGTTTAACCGCAAGCCGTATCGAACCTTTGGCAGCACGATGAATGACGGTTTCTGCGCTGGTTTTGAGGCCCCGCATGGACGGGGGCGCTTTACATGGAGCGCTCCAAATCAATGGACGCTGACCGCGCGCGAGACAGTCGCGCTTTTGAAAGAGGAACACGCAACCCTGTGCTGACGATTGCATGCGTTAAATGGGGCACGCTGTATGGCCCCGAGTACGTCAATATCTTGCGAAACATGGTGGCTAGAAACCTGCCAGCAGGATATGAGTTCCGGTTCGTGTGTTTTACCGACGACCCCACAGGTGTTGAAGGTGAAACAGAACCGTTGCCAAAAGGCATCACAGGCTGGTGGAACAAGCTATATCTTTTCAAAGCCCTGATGGGTCGGGTGTTGTATTTCGATCTGGATACGGTCATCTGCGGGCCTCTGGACGACATCGCGGCTTATGAAGGCAGATTCGCGGTGTTGCAAGAGTTTGGGACCGAAGCGGGTACGAAGAAGTACGGATCGGGTGTAATGGCGTGGAGCGGTGATTGTTCTGCCATCTGGACCAGGTGGAACGAAGCAGGACGACCAACACCAGCTCGGGGCGATCAGGAATGGATAGAAACGGTTGTGCCTGAAGCGCAGCGGTGGCAAGACCTGTTCCCAGGCAAGTTTCAGAGCTTCAAGGTGGATCGGCTGTGGAACCAGTTTCCAACCGCATCGGTTGTGTGCTTCCACGGAGTTCCCAGACCTCATCAAGTGCTGGCTGGATGGGTGCCTCGCATCTGGAAAATCGGCGGTGGTTCATCTGCCGAGCTTGAGATACGGCCTAACGTCGATGAGGGTGTGTTTACGCAACACGTTCTGGCTAACAAGGATCGCGGCCAACGTCTGAGGCGTGTCAACCCTCACGACAGGCATGCGGTGATTGTTGCTGGTGGCCCAAGCGTTGCCGCTGATGTGGAAGAAATAAGGCGCAGACAGGATCACGGGCAGTACGTTATCGGGGTCAACGGATCTGCGAATTGGCTATGGGAGCAGGGCATTACTCCTAATGCTTGTGTCCTGATGGATGCCAGAACATCAAACCTCAAATTCACGAAGTACCCGATGCAGTACTTCTTGGCGACTCAATGCCACCCATCGCTATTTGACGCTCAACCCAACGCCATCCGGTATCACGGCTATCTGACCGGAATAGAACAGATTGTCGGGGACGAAATGACAATCGCCGGTGGGTCTACCTCCGGACTGAAGGCGTGCGTGATTGCATACGCTTTGGGTTACAGAAACCTGCATCTGTACGGGTTTGATTCTTCGTATGCGAATAGCGAGGGACATGCCTATTTGCAACCTGAAAACGATCACGAGACTGTTATGGAGGCGTCGTGGGGCGATCAAACGTTCCGTTGCGCAGGTTGGATGATTATTCAGGCCGAGGAATTCCAAGGGTTGATGAAGCAGTTGGTAGACGGTGGCGCGACCATTACGGTCCACGGCTCTGGACTGATCCCGACGATTGCCAGGACAATGCAATGCTGAGTGTTGTCATGCCGTACTGGCAAAGACAGAGCGCCTTGGATACCGGGTTAGCCTCAATGGCTAAGATGTATCCCGACATGAACCTTGAAATGGTGGTTGTCGATGATGGATCACCAGAACCGGCAAGGGCGGATGGAATCTATCCTTGGCCGGTCAGGATCATTCGTCTGCCAAGCAAGACGACGCCTAAATCAGCGTGTGTGCCGTACAACGCAGGCGTCAAGGCCGCTTATGGCGATCTGATCTGCCTATCCGCTCCGGAAATACTGCATCAAGAACCTGTATTTCCAAAGATGATCAAGGCGTTGAATGAAACAGGCCCAAGGGGCTATGTAGCGGCGGCGGCGTGGTGTCCTGAACATGGGATGTGGCATTGCCATAGCACCAGCCGGATTGCTGAAGAGCAGGGGTATCCGCATCCGCAAGGGTTCGGAATGCACTTTTGCGCAGTCATTCACCGTGACTTTTACCTGTCTGTCGGTGGGTTCGATGAAGCGTACCGGGATGGGTCATCGTTTGATGACAACGATTTTGTATGGACGCTGCACGATGCTGGAGCGATTCCGAGCATTCTTGATGAATGTGTCGTCATTCACGCCAAGACGGGTGCAACGACTCAATGGCCGGAAGGTTCACACGAACGCAACCGGCAAATCTTTCTTAACAAGTGGGGTCATAAACAGTGAGTGACGAAAACGTTTCGCTGGTAGCCGAGTTCTACATTCGCGCTGTCGAAAACGAGTTTCAATCGGACTTGCAACAGCGTCCGGTTTTTGAAGACAAGACGTTTATCAAGAAATGGTCACCCGGTGATCGGACTACGGTCATTGACCGCCCCATCGTGGAGTCCGACAAGAAGGAATTCCCGATCCAGTGGGCTGCGTTCATGAACAACGAACAGCAGATGATGTCTGGTGTTCCGGTGGACGTTTGGCACGAAGTCACCCCGTCTCAAAAGGCTGAGATGAACGCAATGGGATTCCGGACTGTGGAATCCATAGCGCAAGCCTCAGATGCTCAAGTGCAAAGCATGGGGCCTGCGGGCAACTCCCTGCGGATCAAGGCGCAGCGGTTTCTGAACAGCGAAGAAAAGCGCGGCCCTGGTCGCCCTCGCAAAGAACTTGAGGCTGCGTAATGGCAACACTCCTTGAGATCGTGCAGCAGGCCAGCGGCGAGTTGGGGCTAAGTGTCCCAAACGCTGCGGCTACAAGCACGACTCAGGATGTGGTGCAGATGGTGTATCTGGTCAACGCAGTCGGGCAGGAATTGAATCGCAAGTGGGAATGGCAACGAAATACCGTCGAATATGTATTTCAGACGGTGTTTCTAGCGACCACGGGAAACACGACTACAGATAGCGCCGTGGTTACTGGAATCCCAAGTACTGCGACGCTGTCGACAAACTATTATTGTTCCGGAACTGGTCTTCCCGCAGGCTTGACGATCGTCTCCGTAGATTCCGGAACACAGGTCACGCTGTCGCAACCTGCCACGGCTACCGGGACCGGAGTAACGCTCAACTTTGGGCAAGCCAAATACTCGCTCCCGAGTGACTACGACCGAAAGATTTCCAACACCGATTGGGACAAATCTCGTCGATGGGGTGTTCTCGGCCCGACCTCCGCGCAAGAATGGCAGTGGTTGAAGTCCAGTTACATCTCGACCGGACCGAGGGCCAGGTTTCGCATCCTGAACAACCTGTTTCAGATTTACCCGCCTCCTGCTCAATCTAATCTGACGTATGGTTTTGAGTACATCAGCAACGGGTGGGCGTTTGCAGCTAACGGGACGACCCGCAAAAGCCGGATGACGCTGGACACGGATTCGCCCGTGTTCCCGGATCGGTTAATGATTCTCGGAACAAAGCTGAAATATCTTGAGGCCAAGAACTTTGACACGACGGCAGTCTATCGGGATTACCGGGACGAGCTGGAAGAAGCTAAAGGAAGTGATGCCGACTCTCCGATGTTGTCCATGGCACCGCGTCCGGAAAACATCCTGATCAACCAGAACAACATTCCGGACAGCGGGTACGGAACGTCGTAATGGCGGCTCAAAAGCGTACCTCTCGGGTGTCAAGTATTCCCGCCCCGATAGGGGGTTGGAACGCTCGGGATTCTGTCTCCAACATGGACCCGCTGGATGCGGTTCGGCTAGAGAACTGGTTTCCTAGAGCTACAGACGTTCTGCTTCGGCAGGGCTATACCTTGTGGAGTACAGGGCTTCCGGGTCAGGTGGAAAGCCTGATGCCGTACAACAACGCGACAACCAGTACCCTATTTGCGGCCAGCAGCACGGGGTTCTACAACGTCACGGCACAGGGCGCTGTAGGCGCTGCGGTTCAGACCGGATTGACAAACGCTCGCTGGCAGTCGTGCAACATCACGACCGCTGGCGGCTCTTACATGCAGTGCGTAAACGGCGCGGACAATCTGAGACTGTGGGACGGAACAAATTGGACGACGATTACAGGGGTTAGCGCAAACCCGATTACGGGGATAGCAACCAACTTGCTCGTTAACATCAATTTGCACAAGAGTCGTCTTTGGTACACGCAGATCAACACCTTAAAAATGTGGTATCTGCCCACCAATGCAATTACTGGCGCGGCGGTTGCGTTTGACCTCTCGTCCATCGCCAGAAGCGGCGGGTATCTCATGGGCATGTGGACCTGGACGATAGATGCTGGGTACGGGGTCGATGATCTGGCGGTGTTCATCACGTCTGAGGGTGAGGTAATTGTTTACCGAGGGACGGACCCGTCCAGTTCAACTACATGGGCGCTCGTAGGCATTTTTGCCATGGGGCGTCCGCTTGGGCGTCGTTGTGCGATGAAGTTTGCCGGCGATCTGCTGATTCTGACTCAGGATGGAATCGTCCCTCTGTCGGGTGCGCTTCAGTCGTCAAGGACTAATCCCAAGGTCGCGCTGTCGGACAAGATACAGCAGGCGTTCTCGGATTCAGCAACATTGTACGGAGACACGTTCGGCTGGTCGCTTGTGTATCACGCCTCAGAAAACGCTTTAGTGGCCAACGTCCCGGTAGCGGTGGGGTCGCAGCAGCAGTACGTCATGAACACCATTACAAAAGCTTGGGCCAAGTTCACAGGTTGGAATGCGAACTGTTGGGAATTGCTTGGTAATGACGTGTATTTCGGCGGCAGCACGTTTGTCGCAAAAGCGTTCAGCGGTTACGCGGACGGAAGCACGAACATCACCGGATATGCACAACAGGCATACAACTACTTTGGTCAACGAGGGGTGAACAAGCGGTATACCTTGGCAAGACCAATCATTCAGGCCACGTCCGCCCCGGCTATTCAGATGAATGTTGCGGTTGACTTTAACGACACGCAACCGACATCGAACATATCCCTGGCGACCAGCTCATCGGGAACGTGGGACACCGCTACTTGGGACTCGGGGTTGTGGGGCGGCGGGTTGAACGTGTATCGCTACTGGCAAGGAATTACGGGTGTGGGGTTTTGTGCATCCCCGTACCTGATCGGAGTGACAAACGGCAACGAGATCCACTGGCAGTCCACGGACGTGAATATGGAGCTAGGCGGCGTTCTGTGATCCACGTCGGTCTTAACGACTGGATAGGCCCGTGGGTAGCACACAGGACAGGCGGCAAGTGGTACGGGCAGGGCGAGACGATTGGAATAACCAGCGCAAACGGTATTCTGTGTGGCGGCGTGATTGTCGAGAATTACAACGGTACTTCCGCCTCAATGCACGTTGCCGGGGAAGGCCGATGGCTCAACCGAGAGTTCTTGTTTGTTGTCTTTGATTACGTCTTCCGGCAACTTGACCTGAAGGTTGTGATGGGCTTTGTTGCCAGCACAAACAACAAGGCACGCCGGTTCGATGAGCATCTCGGATTCAAGGAAGTGGCCCGAATACCCGATGCGGCACCGGGGGGAGACTTGATCGTGTACGCAATGAAAAAGCAGGACTGTCGATACTGGAGAAAGCATGGGAAAAGCATCGGCACCGCCGCCACCTGATTACGCCGCAGCCGCGAATGCACAAGGGGCGCAGAACGTTGAGGCTGCTATTGCTTCCCGTGTTCTGAACAACCCGCGTCAAGTCACCCCGTATGGGTCGAAAGAGTCGCAGCAGATTTCTTCGTACACCCTGAGCGACGGACGTGAGATTCCCATCTTTCAGGACACGACCTCCCTTACCCCGTTGGGTCAGAATCGGTTTAATCAGGAAGAACGAATTACGGGGAACCTTGGAAACGTTGCGGAGTCCGGGCTTAATCGAGTCGGGAACACGTTTGCGACCCCGTATGACGTGTCGAACGTCAACCAGCTGCAGAACCGCGCAGAGCAGTCGATTCTTGATCGGAATCAACCGCTGCTTGATCGGCAACGTGCGCAGTTAAATCAGACCCTTGCCAATCAAGGCATCCCTTTGGGTTCTGAGGCATATCAGAACGCCATGATCGATTTTGGCCGGCAGGAGAACGACGCCAGGCTTGCAGCCATTCAAGCTGGTCTGGGACAGCGTGCCCCTGCGTTGCAGCAAGACTTGGCCCTGAGAAATCAGGCGCTGAACGAACTGAACGCGCTGCGTACTGGCTCACAGGTCACGGTGCCTCAGTTCAACGGGCCGACCACGCAAAACGTGCAGGCTCCCGACATTCTTGGAGCTACGGGCGCAGGCTACAACGCTCAGCTAGGCCAGTTCAACGCTAACCAAGCCGGATCGAATAATTTCATGTCCGGGTTGTTCAGTCTTGGCGGTGCGGCGTTGGGCGGTCCTGCTGGCGGCATGTTGGGCGGATACCTCGGCAAGCAGGTTGGAAGGTAATTATGGCTCAAATGTTCCAAGTCTCTCAGCAAGCGGCCCCGTTTGATGCGCAGGCGGAACAGGAAGCAATCGCCCGCCAGTTGAAGCGGTCGGAACTGCTTCGCCAGCAGTCTGCGCAACCTGAAGGACAGATGGTGTCCGGTCGGTTCGTGGCCCCGTCATGGACTCAACGACTGGCAGGCTTGTACAACGCCTATCAGGGGGGCGCTGTAGAGCGTGACGCCACAGAAAAACAGAAAGCCTTGGCGCAGGGTATCCGCACTCGTGAGGACGAGGCGAATAACCGCGTTCTGGCTGCGGCTACGGGGCCAGGGCAGAGCATAATTCAGCAGAATAATTCCGATGTTCCTGATTTCATGCAAACGAGTACGCAACCCGTTGCTCCTACACCAGAGGAACGGCGGCAAAACATTATTGGCGCTTTGATGGCGCATACGAATCCGGGGGCCAGAGCGCAGGCGCTGTCTATGCTGATTCCCGCTCAGATCGAATGGAAGCTGGACGAGCGGTTTAACGACGCTACCGGGCGCCCCGAAAAGTTTATGTACAACCCAGCAAACCCGCAGCAAACCATGCCCGTCGGCGGGCAGCAAGCGGCTCGGCTTGAGTTCCCGAACACCGGGGGGCAAGTGACCCCGCTTGACCCCTACACCGGCAAGCCCGTGGGGACACCTATTAACCGCACCATGACCCCGGGAGAGTCTAGCCGGCTGGCGTGGGACCAGTACCAATGGCAGAACCTATCGCCTGAACAACGCGAACGTTTGCGCCAAGGCGCGGCAAGCAATGCCATTGCCGCTGGCAATCTTGGCGTATCGCAATCGAACCTGCTATTCAACACCGGCATGGCTTCCGGAGGGGGCGCTGGCGCGGGGCAACCAAACCTTCCGCCCAATGCCCCTATGCCGATCCTTGGCGCTTCGCCGCCGCAAGGCATGCCGCCAATGCAATCGACGCAGGGCGCGCCGCAGGTGTTGCCGCAAGCGCGTTCCGCTGCTGCCGTACCAGCGGTCCAGCCGGGGCAATTGCCGCGTCCTGGCGTTATTGGGCAGCCTCCTGCGCAAACTCCCGGCCCCGCTGCCGCTGCGCCCGGCCTGACGCCAAAGCAGCAGGCAGAGATGGCTGAAGAAGAAGCAAAGCGCAGAGCAGCGGCGGCTCGCGGTGCACCAGGCACCATTAATCAGATCGGGAACACGGTGGGCGCAATCGACACCGCACTGGGGCGCGCTACCAGTTTTAACACGGGCTTTACTGGCGCGGTGGCGGGAATGATTCCGGGGACGAGCGCCTACGACCTGCGGCAGGACGTGACCACGATCAAGGCAAACCTCGGCTTTTCCGAGCTTCAGAAGATGCGCGAAGCGTCGCCAACGGGCGGCGCGCTTGGCGCCATTGCGGTGCAGGAGCTGGAAGCCTTGCAATCGACCCTGCGCAGCCTGAATCCAAACCAATCGCAGGCGACCATCGTGGCGAATTTGGAAAAGGTTCGCAATCATTACGTGACATGGGCGCAGGCCGTTGCGCAGGCTAACGGGATGCAGTTGCCGGATGCGCCGGAGTTCCAACTCCGTTCGCGCGTCGGTGGTGGCGCCGGTGGTGGCGACCTTGCCGCGCAAGCGGCGGCAGAACTTGCTCGACGGCAACGGAATCCATGATGGATCTGACAAAGCTCTCCAACGAGGATTTGCAAGCGATCCAAAGCGGCAACATGTCTGCCGTCTCGACGGCCGGCCTGCAAATGCTTGCGGCGGCCAGCCCTGCGACGGCTTCATCTGCGCCTGCGCCAGCGCCGCAATTCCAGGCATCGCCCACCGGTTCCCGCGTGGATCGTTTTCTGGCAAACCTGCCCGACATTCAAGGCACCGGCCCCGGACGACTGATCCAAGGCGCGGCCATGCTGCCGATGGGCGCGGTGCAAAGTGTCGCCCGCCTTGTCGGTGCGCCGGATCAAGTGGGCGAAGCCGTCCAGCAAACGGAAAACCTGCGCAAGCGGCAAGGCAGCACCGGCTTTGATTGGTGGCAGACGGCTGGCGCGGTGGCGTCTCCTGCAAACCTTGCACTTGCGCGTGTGCTGCCTCTTGCGTCTGGCGGCATGAATGCGCTCAAGCTCGGCGGCATTGGCGCCACGGCGGGCGGGGTTAGCGGCGCGCTGACTCCAATCAGCAACGCAGAGAATTTTGGCGAAACCAAGGCAATGAATACCGCCCTCGGCGCGTTGCTTGGCGGGGCGATCACGCCTGTCGCCACGCGGGCGGTAGAGGCGGTTATGCGCTCGCCCATTGTCAATCGCGCGGCAGAGTCAATCGCTGGCGCATTTGGCCGCGCGCCTGCGGCGCAGCCCAACATTTCTGCGCAGGTTGATCAAGCCATCAAGAAGGCGTTTGCGGACATTCGGCAAGACCCCCTGACGTTGAGCGGCCCACAAATGCAGGCATTGCGAGACCAGGCCGCAAACGCGCTTAGGCAAGGCAAGAGCCTCGACGTTGCGGCGGTGATGCGCTCGGAGGATTTCAAGGCGTTGGGCATTCCGTACATGCTCGGCCAGGTCACCCGCGACCCGATGCAATGGGCCAATGAGCAAAACCTGCGAGGCGTTGCAGGAGCCGGCCAGCCAATTGCGTCCAGACTGAGCGAGCAGCGCCGCGCAATGGGCGACATGCTGCGCAGGTACTCGGGTGGCGCAACGGAAAGAGCGGACGCAGGCTCACAGTTTATCGGCACGCTCGATGCGCTTGACGAAAGGCTCGGAAACGGCGTTCGCGCCCTGTACAACACCGCACGGCAAAGCGCACAGAAAGACCTCGACATTCCGCTCACCGGCTTTGCGCAGGATGTAGCGCAAATCGTGTCTGAGTTTGGGGACGCTGTGCCCTCTGGCGTCAGAAACCAGATACGCGACCTAGGCCTGTTGTCCGGTCGGCAACTGCGCACTTTTACGCTGGAAGATGCGGACAAGCTGTCCAAAGTCATCAACAAAAACTACAGCAATGACCCGCCAGTAAAGGCCGCCACCGATGCCATGAGGGCAGCGCTAAAGCGTGCCGTTGAGGCATCGGTGCCCAATGCAGACAACCCCTACTTCCCGGCCGTGCAAGCTGCTGCGGAGCGGTTTGCGTTAAGGGATGCGGTGCCTGCGCTCAAGGCGGCGACTCAATCTGGCGCAAACGAAGATACATTCGTCAGACAGTTTATTATTCAGGGTGGCCCGACAGAAGTTCGCAGGCTTGCAGAACTTCTGAAAAGGAACGATCCGGCCGCGTTTGATCAGGCGCGCCAGCAGGTTGCCGCATACCTAGAGCGAGCAGCATTCGGACAGAACTTGGCCGGAGACAAGAACATCGCGCCGGAGCGGTTTGCCGGAGCGTTGGATAGCCTCGGAACGGCTCGCCTCAAGGCATTCTTTGCGCCTGAAGAAATCGACTCGTTGCGCAGGCTGGGGCGGGTTGCGGCTTACATCACTTCCGAGCCTGCCGGGTCAGCACCCAATCGCTCGGGTACCGCCAGCGCGCTTGCAAATCTCTTGACCGGCATGGGAAGCAGGATTCCTGGCGTGGGCATGGCTGCAACGGCCGGGAAAGCGATCTCAAACGCTGTGGTCACTCCGATTGCTCAGGCGCGGCAGGTAGATCGGGCCTTGGGCGGCGTCATCCCCACCACTGCCGCTTCGCTCACTGCCGAGCAGCAACGACTGATTCGCGCATTGATCACGCCGGGCGTCATCGGCGCGAGCGGCGCGACGGCGCGTGACTAGATCGTCAATCCATGTCCAGACTGCCATCCCAAGAATCGGGGCAAGGATTGTTCCAAGGTTTTCCCAGTTCATCAGTGCCTTTTGCACCGCCCGCGTGGCGGTTTTTTATTTAAGGACTATCCATGCCTCGTAGTTCAGGAACATACACTTTACCAACCGGGAACCCTGTAACCACCGGAACGACCATCAGCAGCACGACGCACAATACAACGATGTCGGATGTTGCGACAGCGCTGACACAATCCATAGCTGTCGATGGTCAGACCCCCGCTACGGCAAATCTCCCGATGGCAACGTTCAAGCATACCAACGTGGCCGTCGCCTCTGCGACTACTGATTACCTGCGAGCGGATCAAGGGCAAAACAGCGCCCTTGAATACCTGACCAGCGTCTCCGGCACGAACACTATCACAGCCTCCGCAAGTATCACGCCTGCTGCTTACGCGGCCGGTCAGACGTTCCGCTTCGTGTCCGCAGGGGCAAATACCGGTGCGGTGACGCTAAACGTCAACGGGTTGGGGGCCAAAAACGTCACCAAGAACGGGACGACGGCACTGGTGGCGGGGGATATACCGGCGTCGGCCGTGGTAGAGGTCATCTACGACGGCACGCAGTTTCAATTGACGACTTTTGTATCAACCGCGTTCGGCCCTGCGTTTTTTGCATCGCCATCCGTGACCCAATCGGTGACCACTGCGACCTACACAAAAGTTAATCTCGGCACCGAAGCTTTTGACACTAACAACTGTTTTTCCGCCAGCCGATTTACGCCAACGACGGCAGGTTATTACCAGTTCAGCGCAGGCCTATATCCCATCAGTTCAAGCGGCGCTAGTTATATCTGGGCTTTGATTTACAAGAATGGAACGCTTGCCATTGCCGGAAACTCCAATGCAGCCATTTCGGCCACGGACGGCGTCTCCGTGGCGTCTGGGCTGTTGCAGATGAACGGCACGACCGATTACGTCGAGATGTATTGCTACATCGTCGGAACGAGTCCAGTAATTCAGACGACGCAGACATTTCTATCCGGCTTCCTGGCGAGGGCTGCGTAATGAATATTTACGAA